GTTGTGCTATCTACGACAATCTTGTTTAAAAAGTCTAAATCACCGATAGTGTGTATATTACCACCTTGTCCTGCTGTACCATCGTGTCTGTGACCTGTAGAACTAGCACTACTTGAACTGTATGCAAATGCGTTGACTAACTGATTATATTCGTTGTTAAATAATGCAGCAGTAATTGTATCTCCATCTGCAAACGAACTCTGTCGTGTATATGTTTGTGCCATTTATTATCTCCTGCCTGAGGGTATATAATCTACGTAAAAACCATTTATAGTGTATGGTGGCTTTGTATCATCACTTATAATGGTAAAATTATTACTTGTTCCACTGCCTTGTAATGGAACTCTTATTAACGGGTTATCTCCACCACCAAATACATTTGTATTAAATAGTGCATCACCAAACTTTGACGGAGGATTAATAACTCCTAAATCAAATAAGTCTGGTGGTTGTGGTATGTCTGTATTACCATAATCAAATCTAACTTGTATATCTGGTTCTGTTATACCTTCGGAACTTGCTGATACTCTAACATAATGTAAAGTTTTTAATGTTCCTAGATCACCGTAATCATAGTTAGGTGTCTCATATCGTGCTAGTATATTAGCACCATCAAAGTTATTTCCAATATCATGCTGATATACGTAACCATTGGTATCTCCATGATAATATTGTTCTACACTGTTATTATCAAATCCTGAACCAATAGCTGTAACTTCTAATCCTCTTGTTTCTGACCATTGAAATCCATCTGGTCTTAATGTTCCTATTATTCCTTTTTGTTGACTATTTTCTAAAGAGGTGTTAGTATAAAATAATCTATATTGAGATTTATCTCTTAATACAACGCTATTTATTATAAAGCTGTTAATGCTTTCTGTCAAGTCGGTTACAAGAGGTTGTATAGACTTACTAACAGTTCCTAATTCAACGTCACCAATTCTTGCTGTACCGGCTACTGTTCTGAAACCATCTGGTGCTAAAAATATTAAGTCACCACCAATCTCCTGAATACTATAGCCACTTAAACATCCTACGTTCTTCGTAACTGGTACGATTGCTATATTACTAGCATCATTTATATTTATAAGTTTAAATATGCTGTTTGTACAGAATATAAATAGCTCATTACGGAATCCTTTGATTCCTTCTATTTGATCTTCTAAAACTATTGAACCTGATCCACTTCCACTAAAGCTTGTAGGGTCTAAAGTTGTACTGTAAAAGACTGTGTTTAAATTATCTTCAACACCTGCAGCTATTAAATGTTTATCGTGAGTAGTGACATACTTTACATGTTTTGTTCCAGTAACTGTAATTTCTTCTGCAAAATAAGTTCTTGCACTTAATGCACCAGAACCTTCCATTCTAAATGCATAAGGTTCGTTTGCTCCATCTGCTATAATTACTGTACCATAATCAGATGTAGCTGATTCAAATAATGTAAACTGACATTGACCTTGTGATGTTCTAGCTAAAACACTACGTCCTGTAAAGGTACTATAATTATCACCACTACCAGAAACACTACTTCTATTTATTTGTAAGTATGTAATTCCATCTTGTGTAAAATAAATGTTTGTACTTGCACATACAATAACACCATCTGCGTATGGAAAAATTCCTAATATATTTGTAGTTCCACCAGTAGGTTGTGTAGAACTTCCTTCACCAAATTTTTGATATCCATTAATTCTTCTGTACCCACCTTCCGTAGATACTTCAAAGTTTCTTAAATCTTTTGCAACTCCCGGAGTTTTAAGTAAGTCTATTACGTTTGAAGACTTAACTAGTCCTCCATTGACTGCAACTGTATATGGTTGTGATGTTGCCATATTTAGAAGTAAATCCTATCATCTCCGATATATTTAGGAGATGGATTAATTAAATTAGATTTCATTTGTCGCATTCCTTTTTTATAATCATCCATAGCAAAGGCTGCTTGTTGTGGTGATTCTTTAAACTGCCATACATAATATCTAGCTCGTGCAGTTATTACATTAGAATATTGATCAGGTAATGCCATTTCATCACTAAAGGCTGATAGTGCAGTAGGTGCAGCATAAGCATAAAAATGAACATTGTAAACTTTATCAGGTATAGGACTTAATCCAAACTTACGATGATCTGGACTACGAATAACATATTTAGGTTGACCAAATTGTTGTGTATCTGCATCATCACTGTTTTCTGCATCTCGTAAGTATCTGGTCCAATCATCTAATGTAATAAATTTTAAACCTTGTGAAACAAATGGAGCAGATTCTCCACTTACATTTATTGTGGTTAAATAAAAATCATCCCAATCAATTGATGAATAGTCAGTAGTTATACTAGAACTATCTGCTTTTAAATTATACCATCGAGTTCCTGCTACACTGGCTACAGTTACATTACCATAAAAAGGGTCTGTTCCTCCACTAGCTGCAACTGCAAAGAAAGGAAGTTGTGGTTCTTCATTTGCAATATCATTTATTGATTTATTGATAGAGTTTTTAACAAAACTTTGTATGCCTTTTGCACTAGCAAATGTAGCAGACGTTAATTCAATTTCGTTAAGTTCTCTAAGAATATCGTTAGTTAGTGTAAGAAATGTTGTTGCCATTATTTTTTATGTTGTTTTTGAATTGCAAAGTTTGCAGTAAGACTTGCACCTTTATGTTTTACAAACTTACCTGAGTGCTTCATTAATTTATATTCTTTACCACTTTTCATCCAATGGTATCCTTTGGGTGCTTTTACTTTCATCTTAACAAGGTTTAGCTTTTTTCATGGCTTCCCCACCATGTCCGTACATTGAACGACCACCCATACCTTTAGGTTTACGTTTCATCATACCATTCACACCATAACCACCGGCTTTTTTCATTCTTTTGTGATCCATTTATATCTCCTAAAAATTAAATTAAAATTAAAAAGTGTAAGGGGGAAGCGAACACCTGATTCCTTCCCCACTTACGGGTTGCTTAGTCTACTACGTAGAAAGCAGATACTAGAGCTTCAGGTCTAAGTACTTCTGCACCATAAACGTGAAGACCTCTAACTATATCACCAAATGAATCAGGGTCTCTAAGGACTTCTGTTGATGTTATAGCTTGAGCAGTAGCTGTAGACGATATGTGTCCTGCTAATACTTTACCAGTAGCGTTAGACGTACTAGCAACATTATTAGATTTGTACATATCAAATCCACGTAATTTACCACTTGCGACTAAACCATTTCTCAATGATCCTTGACCTGCGTTGAAGTCAACAGACAATAGTTTAGAACCAGATTGTGAAAGCTCTTCATAGAATGAAGGTGGTGCTAAGAACCATCTTCCTTCTTCAGGAATGCTTTGGTCATCTAGTAATCTAGCCATTCTTGCCATAAGGTCTAAAGGGTCTACTCCAGTTCCGTCAGAACCTAAAAGGTCTACAGAATTAGTAGCGTGAGTCAAGCTTGAGTCAGCAGTAGAACTGTCAGAACCGATAACGTGATCAGGTGAACTTGAAGATACACCTGCAAACATTTCAGCAATAACACCTGCATCAAATGCATCTCTTAATGCATAAGCAGCAGATGAGCTTGCAACTTCTTTGAAGTTCACGTGAGACATTGAAGTTTCAATATCATCAACGATGAATTTAAAAGCGTTTGCTACATCAACAACCATAGTTAGTTCTTGGTCTGTTAATGCTGTTTTAGTTACGTCAGCACCTCTTTCATATTGATAGACGGTGATTTCGGGTTCTTTAATGATTCTTACAGTATCTCCAAAAGCAGAAATTTCTCCCGAGTAATCAGTGTTAGTGATTGCTTCAGCTACCGAAGCTTTTCTGAAAAAGTTTAAAACCTTTTTAGAATAGACTTTCGGTAAGAAAAAGGAGTTAGTTTGACCACTTACGGAATTACCAAAGTTACCATTAGTATCAGTTGACTGCTCAAAAAATTGATCAGATTGATTAAATGCCATAATTATTCTCCTTGAATATTATATTTGGTTATCCTATAATTCTACCTTCCTCTAGGGCTTTGTCGATTTCACTTTCGAGTCTATCGTACTCGTCCATAGATAAGGCAGCAATTTCCTGTTGTGTCCAAATCTTAGGTTGATTAACATCTGCAGGTTGAGTAGTCTTAGTAGACACTAAATCTGCTGCATCTTCCCTTGGTTTGGTAGGAGTTGATTTTTGAGGCATGATTCCGTTTTCAGCTTTAAAAAGATCGATAGCTTTACTAGCAAGAGTTGCATTGTCTGGATTATTATAAATCCAATCTTTGATCTCTTCTGGTTGATCTTCTGCCCAATCATGAAATTCATCACTACTTCTAAGTTCAGCAAAGTCAGGATGTTTATTTAACAAATCTTTTTCTGCTTCTCTTTTTAATATTTCTGATTCACGACTTTGCATTGCATCCAATCTTTCTTGCAATGTTGCAAGTTTTTCTTCGCTTTGCAAATGGGCTACAGATTCAACAACTTCGTAAACATCAGGATACTGAGCTTTAAATTGTTCTAGTTCTTCAGGAGTTTTAGGAGCTACATACTCAGGTTGCATTTCTGTAACTTTTTGTAATAACTCTTGCTCTCGAGTTCTAAAATTATTTAAACTATTATCATAATGTTTTTTCAAATCATCATATCTTTTTTTATAATCTGGACGTTTGTGAGTTTGTTTTTTAGTTGTAGCAGGTTCTGCATTTACAGATTCTGCTTCTTCTTCCGAACTTACTTTTGGACGTTCAAAAAATAATCCATCTGCCGTATCTCCATGTTTAGGCATTACTTCATCAGTGTGCCATGATTTTTTCTGGTTATACGGATTTGGTGTTTCTTCTACGGATTCCTCCTGTATTTGTTCAACTTCTGTCATTTTGTTTCTCCTTAGGGCTTGTGCTATTTACAAGGTAGCCTATCCTAAAAACGTCTTTTTAATTAGGGGCTTGTCTTACAAGGTAGCTAAAGGTTATTAAATTGATAAGGGTCACTTACGTGAGTAGCTTATCGTTAGTTAGCTTCTGACGTGTCTTTGATAAGGGTCGAGCATCATGTTTTCTTTAATAGCTTTACCGGCTAGGTCTTCTTCATCACGAAGTAAACCTACTTGGTTATCAAGCGTAGTTTTAGTTACATTGATGTTTTGTTGTATTGGTTCTTGTGGAGCAACCATTACATCTTTTTCTTCTCTCATCATTCCACCTTCATTAGCCATTTGTCTTTTATCTGCAGCAGCTTCTGCTTCTTTCATCATAGACATTAAATTGTCTGATCCGATTTCTTCAGTTGCTTTTGTAGTAAAAACAAATTCCCCATCCGATAGCCTTGCAGGTATCGAATCGGATTTAGCAGTGCCCGGTCCTTCAACAGTTCCAGAGCCTGTAAATTCTGTTGCACTCTCGACTACTTGATCGAATATCTCACTAAGTTTTGCGTCTTTCTCGAGAGCTGCATTTAAGTATTGTTGATCTTCTGTAGACAATGTTTCATCCATAACATACTCTACATAATCTTCTTCCATTTCTTCATCAGAAAGCATTTCTTGTTCTTCTTCTTTTGGCATAGGTTTTTCTTCAACTTTAGCCGGTGATACAGATATTGCAAGTGCATTCATCTGATCATCCATATCTCCACCTTCTTGTTTTTTTACTCTAAGTATTGCAAAGTCTTCACCACTAATTTTGCCATCTTTGTTCGCATCTAGTTTTTTTTGATTCCCTTTTAACTTTTTCATTAATCTTCCTCTCTATCTAATGTGACTTTTACTTCTTCTTTAAGTTTACTCAATGTTTCCACTAAAGCCCACTTCCCCCGGTTGAGGAACAATTCCTGTTCCGATGTTGCCACCACCAGACCCTGTACGGTCAAGTTCTTCTGGTGATTGAGGTGGTCCTGTAGGGCTTCCCATGCCTGTGGGTTGTTGACCAGTGGGAGCAGTTTCTTCGCCTGTTGTTTGCTGAGCATTTTGCATTCCTATTATTTGGGCAGCTATTGCAGCTTCTTCTGGACTGTTTAGAATTTCTTCTGGGTCTAGATCAAGACTGAAAGCTAGTTCACTAATTAACTTAGACATCTTAACAAATGGTGCAACTGCAGGATTCTGTGCAGTTTGCAAGAACATAGTAAGTCTTTGTGATCTAACTTCTTTTTGCATGAGACTGGATGTACCCATTGCTTGTATTTCTAGATCACCAACGATATCTAAATCTTCTTCTATAAATTGCATATTCCAATGGAAGAAAGCTTCTCCTAAAGGTTTAAGCAAAAAATCGTCAATGTTTTTTATAACTGTTTTAATATTTAAACTTGATGCACCAAGTAGCATTGACATACCTGATGCAGTCCTAGTCATGCTCTGTACTCCTGTTTGCCCATGAGAGTAACTAGGTATTCCAGTTTGTTCGTCTGCAAGTTGTCTAAACTTGTCAAACATCATCATATTTTCTGTAGCTGTATTTGGAAACTTAATTCCATGTATAGACTGTCCGGGCATCCCTGCTTGTCTTCTAAATATCTTTCCGGGATATATATCCATAGACTGTCCACCTACTAAAGCAGATTCATCTACATCAAATACTAATGAACCTGACAATGCTAAATTGTCTATTGCCATTCTAGCATGTCCATTCATAATCTGTTGTGAGTCCAACATGTTTTCTGGAACTCCAATCCCAAAGAAACTATATGGATTCTTTTCATAAGGGAATGCATGATATGGTAATGTTGGAGGTGTAAATGGATTTACAACAGCTCGTAATAAATTGTGTCCACATGTCCACGCATTAATCTGAACTTCATCTAAATCATCTACTGTGTCTGGTAAATCAATACCAACTTCTCTTGCATAGTCTGCATCCATGACTCCCCAGTATTCTAATATCTCATATCTATCTGAGTAGTCAGTTTCACTTCTATCTTCGTCAGCAGTTATTTGATCTTCAAAGTCACGAGCTTCATAGTTCGGACCCATTTGTAATACATTCCTAATTGCATCTTTATCAAAGTAAGGCATGTGTCGTAAGTTACGAACTTGACTTCTATTGAATTTATGTCTATGAACAATGTAATCACACTCTTCCATTGTTGTAGCATTTGGGTCAGGATAAAAATCCCAACAACTAACAAATTCTACTCGTGGAACTCTGACATGTGTAGGAGTATAGTTTCTACCTTCTTCTCCTTGTGTCCAACGATGTAAGGTTTTATTAAAACTAAATGGTCCTTTGAGTATTCCTGTACCAAGCATAGCTGATTCAAATAGTGCATTACGTAATTCAGATATACCATTTGATTCTTCTAATTGATCATGGATTAATCTTTCCATGTTTCTTGCAGCTATCTGTGCAGGATTAATACTAGGAGCAGGGAGAGGAGAACGTCCTTCTGTTAAAACTATTTCTCCATCTTGTCCTACATAATTATCTTCTAATGAAGATAAAAAGCTATCACCACTTGTTAAAGTAGCTCCGGGTTTTAATACTTTACCATCTCCTTCAAATCCTACATCAAAAGGATTTTCCTCAAACTCTACTTGAGATACATCAATACCACTTTCTATTTGTGGTCCTTCTATATTTACTGGAGCTTGATCTC